CCCTATTGGCCGACACCGAATCCGATGAACTCTCAGCTGATAGACCTCACCGTGAACATCGGCGGTCAAGACCGAGTAGTGCCTGGGCTTCCCGTCAGCCTCGAAGTGGCAGGGCGCGACCCTGAAATCTACACGGGCAACCGTGAGACGGCAGAGCGCATCATCGACGAGAAGATGGAAGAAGCCGACAAGATTCTCCAGAATCTCAACTACTACAAGAAACTGAAGCAGGACGGCCCGAAGTGCAAAGAGGTCATCAACCCTGGCTATGCCGCCACCGTGCGACAGGCCGAGACCATCCAGAGCCTACAGGCAGAACTGGAAGCGACAAAGGGCGAACTCAAGGGCATGAAAGACATGCAAGCAAAGACGCTCGAACTGCTGGAGAAACTGAGCGGTACACCGGCACCCGCAACGAAGGGAGGGAAAAAGGACTCATAGTCATGGCGACTGCGATAAAAAAAAGGAGATAACAGCATGATATACGACCCCAATTCAGGAACCATCATCATGACGGATGAGGACAAAAGCATGAAGGAACAGATGCGCACTCAGATGCGCAACCAGTTCCGAGGCAACGGCTCGCACATGGGCCAGGAAACAGGCTACCGTGAGGCATACCGCGAAGGCTACCGCGAAGGCTACGAGCAGGCCATGCGCGATGCCCATGAGGACGGCATGAATCTTGAGAAGATGTCACCGGCAGAGCGTGAGGCATACTTGCGCGGCCAGCGTGACGCTTACGGACGCAACGGAGCCGAGAACCGCAATCAACTCTAAAGAGAACAAGACGAATGACAGCGCAGCATCTATCCATCGAAGGCTACTGGAACGTGACAGTCCTGTACGACGTTTGGCCCGGCGACCTCACGGAGGTGGCCCGTCTCTTTCTCCGTGCAGGTGCCAGCCAGAAGATGATAGATGAAGCCACCGACAACCTGAGCGGATGGAACGCCGGATATACGCTGACCGCTATGGGCTGGCGTGAAAGCATCGTCTGCATTGGCCGCTCCACCAGCCTGCGTGAGTTCCTGAACACGGTCGATCACGAGGTTGACCATGTTCAGGCTCACGTAGCCGAGTACTACGGCGTGGAGCTGGGCACCGAACAGGCAGCCTATCTGCAAGGGTACATCGGAGGACGCTTGCTGGAGTTCGTTGTGAAACAAATCATTATTAACCAGCATTGACAGTTATGAGTCTAAGGACAGCAGACTTTTTTAGCCGTGCGCTCACCAGGAGCAACGCCGTGACCGCCATCGTCGGCGACAGCATCTTCCTGCCCGCCCGCCCGACGGTAGACGAGAATGAAGATACCATCCCCTATATAATTATCATGCCTGGCGCGGTCACTAACACGGGATTCACCAAGGACGACATGCCGGAGGGCGACGAGGACACCGCCAACGTCGGCATCCTCTGCGTGGCTGAGAGCCACGACCGCCTGACCGACCTCTGCGAGGCCGTGCGCGAGGCGTGTGTCAGTCTGTGGCGTGAGACCGTCGGCGATGAGCATACCCCCGTGGAGTGGCAGTTCTCGGCCACCGACGAGCAGTATGACCCGACAAAGCCTTGCAACTACATGACGCTTAACTATCAATGCACAACCAATCGTTAAGAATATGTTCAGAAAAGGACAAAACTACCGAATCTTCATTAACGGCGGCGTGGTGGCTGAAGAGACATCGTGCAGCGTAACACGGGGCGTTGATACCGAGGACGCCAGTAACAAAGATCTTGCCTCTGACAGCACCAGCGGCGAAATTGGCGGTGCTAATCCAATTCCCACGTACAAGAACATGCAGTTCCAGGTGGAAGCGCAAGGAGAAGGAGCTATTGCCCTTTTCCTGACAGCTATCGCCTTGATGAATGCCGACGGCGGTGCAGTTGGATGGGCGCCTACCAACGGCACCAACAACCGCACGCCGCAAGGCAGCGTTAATTATGTGAAGGCCATCTGCAATGACCTTACCATCAATGCGCCGAACAGGCAGCCTGTGACGTGCTCGGCACAGTTCACCGCCATTCCGGGCACGCCAGCTACTACAACGGCATCGGCGCAAAATTCGCTGTCAGCTATTGACTATACCGTCCTGCGTGGTGAGTTCCTTCGATTGTTCCTCGGAGCTTCCGGCTCGGATGCCGTCATTGCCCAAGCCACCAACTGCTCGCTGCACCTGTCGCTGTCGATGGAAGACGCGACAACCAAAGATGACACTTCAGCATCGGCAACCACGCTCGACTACCGCTCACAGGTTCCCACGCAGATTAACTACGACATTTCGTCGGACTGCATCTACGAGGGAGGCCTACACAACCTCACCGAAGGCACCAACTATGCGTGGTCACTGGCCAAGGCCAGCGGTGCAGGCCAAGCCACCAAGGGCGACGTGCTGGCCAGCGGAACGGCGATGCTGACCAACCTCACGGCCAACGCTCCCGTCAACCAGTCCATCACCTACAGCGGTACATTTACAGGTATAGGAGTGCTCGACACAACCGAAGAGTCGAACAGTAACCCAGATTCCGAATCTACCGTAACAACCGAAGAGGAGGAACAGCCGGAAGGCGAATAACTCACATGATTAATCACAGTGTGCCGTGCGGATATTCCGCACGGTTTCACTAAAAAAGAAATAAAAGAACTATGAAGAAAGTAACCATCCTTGGCCACGACCTGAACGTCAGCTTCAACATGGCCGCAGAAATCGAGTATGAGGAACAGAGCGGCAAGCCCTTCGACCTCGAGAAGATGAACACGCAGAAGGCTACCATGCAGCTGTGCTATGCCGTGCTGAAAGTAGCAAACGATAAAGTGCCTTTCACCTTCGAAGAACTCAACCGTAAGGCGAAATTCAGCGAGACGGCGGAGCTGAAGGCGGCAGTCATTGAGGCCATGAACGAATGGTTGGGCATACCCGCAGTCATGGCAGAAAAGGAACAGGCACAGCCAGACGGTGAAGAAAAAAACGCCTAACCGCCCATGACATCTATTCCATCGTCGTGGGCGAGGTAGGCTTTAGCCGTGATAAGTTTCTCTACGGACTTAAATGGTGGGAGATAAAGGCCATCATCGACGGCTACCGCAAGCGCGAGCGCACCTATCTGCTGATGACCCGCTGGAGCACATACATGATCATGTGTACCGGCATGGCCGACCTCCGAAAAGCAGGAATTACCAGCGCACAAGACCTCATGGAATTTTCATGGGAGAACGACGAGAAACGTCACACCATGTTCACTCCAGAGGAGCTTGCTGAAATCGACAAAATGCTCAACCAGAAGAAAGGCGACGGATAATAACCGCCGCCTTTCTTTATGTCCCGCTGGGCACCGTTCACCACGTCCCTGTCTTCGGACTGTCCCAGTCGCCGCTCACGCTTACGTCAAGACCGCCGGCACTTCCGAACAGGTTGCCGCTATACTCCGTACTCCTGTTCGCCTTGAACGGTGCACCTGTAATCGTAGCCGAACCAATCACCGCATCGCTTTCGCCAAGGGCCTTCACCGCAACATTTGTCACCCATTCATTACTGCCGCTCAGTCCGAAGATGCTAACCGCAAGCTGCCCCGTCGTACCTACATACGCTTCTGGCACCGTCACCAGTCGTTCCGTCTGCTGCGATGCCACGGCAACCCCGTTCACATAGTCCAAGCCATAGTACCACCGCTCGGGCGTCACCGTCACAGCCTTGCACGTTGCAGGCACCTCGTCGTTCACCGTCACACGCATCTTCGTAGCCACTCGGTCCAGCGTCACCGCCCTGTTTCCGTTCGATGTGCTCACCACCTCCACCTCGTAGTCCTTCCAGAACGTATCTCTCGGCCCTGTCCATGTAATCACATGCCCATCGGCATCCAATGTTGCGCCCTCACCGCGCGAGGCCACGAAATACACATGATGACTCCCGTAGCCAAGAGTGAGCGTAGGCTTGCCCCACGCTTCATCCACAGCCGTCTGATGCACAGACTGGACGCACACACCATTCACATAGTCGAACAACCACAGGTCGGTCATATCCTTCCCGTCAGCCGTCAGGTAACCGCGCGTAAACGTAGGAGCGCCGAAATCACCCTTCACCGTGAACGTGAATTTCTTCACATCGTTCTTACTCCCCATTTCATTGGGTTCGCTCTCATCCTCCACTTCGCCGAGGACCGGCTTCTCACAGGCCGCTACCAGCAGTCCCGTGAGCATCATTAACAGCATTTTCTTCATGATATTTCTTAGTTGAAAGTTCCTCTATCTTTCTTAAATCGGCAAACACCTGGTCAGGCTGCACTTTCGCATACCGCTGTGTTTGCACCGTGTTCGTATGCCCCAGCATCTTCGCGATGTTAGCCAGGTCAATGCCCATCGCCTTGGCGCGGGTGGCGAACGAGTGGCGGGCCAGGTGTGAGTGCAGCGGAGTGGCGACACCGGCTGCCATGCCAATAGCCTTCAGCGCGTGGTTGTAGTCGGCGTTTCCCATCTTCGGCAGCTGCCAGTTGTACTGCTCCAATATTCTGACGCACTCGTCGGTCAGCATCGTCAGGTACTGAACACCCGTCTTCACGCGATGCCCCACGTTGACCCACTTGCCGTCTATCCGCTTGTATTCAGAGAAGTCGAAAGCCTGCAAATCGGCATAAGACAGCCCTGTGTGCATCTGGAACACGAACAAGTCACGGGCAACAGCCATTGCCGTACCCTTCACAGGATGCACCGACTCCACGGCTTGCATCTCCTCGTTCGTCAGAAATTCCACGCTATCCTTATCGCCACGCTTGAACTTTCCCCGAAGTCGGTCATAGGGATTGTATTCTATCTTCCCGAATAGCACCGCACGGT